CACCGGTCGTGTGCTCGAATGGCGGCCAAGGACTGTGACGCTCAGTGTCTACAATGAGCGAAGCGGAAAGCGAGAAGAGATAACCGTTCCAAAGGGTATGGTTGCTATCATCGAGAATCCTTTCTATGCCGTGATCAATGAACCGAACTCCACTATGCAACGGCTCATTCGAAAATTGAGTTTGTTGGATATTGTAGACGAGCACACAAGCAGCGGAAAACTCGATTTGATTATTCAGTTGCCCTATGTCATCCGCTCTCCTATGCGAAGAGAACAGGCTGAGATGCGCAGAAAAGACATCGAAAATCAGCTCGCTGAGGGAAAGTATGGAATCGCGTATACCGATGGAACTGAAAAGATCACGCAGTTAAATCGTCCTGTAGAAAACAATTTGATGAAACAGATCGAGTATCTACGGGACATGCTTTACAGTCAACTCGGCTTGACTCAGGAGATTCTTGACGGATCGGCTGACGAGTCTACGATGCTGAATTACTACAACCGCACCATTGAGCCTATTGCTTCTGCCATTACCGATGAAATGAATCGCAAATTCTTGTCTAAGACAGCAAGGACGCAACTGCAAACAGTCACATTCTTCCGTGATCCGTTTAAGTTGATGCCCCTTAGCAATCTTGCTGAACTCGCAGATAAGCTTACAAGAAATGAGATCCTCACTTCCAATGAGGTACGGCAGAAGATCAATATGAAACCGAGCAAAGATCCGAATGCTGACAAGCTCAGAAACAGCAACCTGAGTAACAAGAACCAGCAGGAAGAGGCTGCAGCTCAAAAAAATTTAGAAGAAAGGAAAGACAGTCAAAATGGAAAAGACATTTGATTGTGCCGGTTATGCCACGAAAGCAAATCTAAGGTGCTCCGATGGCAGAGTGATTATGCCGGATGCATTTAAAGAGTGCGATGGTAAAACTGTCCCGCTCGTATGGAACCATCAGCATAACGAACCGGAAAATGTGCTTGGACATGCTTTGCTCGAAAATAGAAAAGATGGCGTTTATACGTACTGTACGTTTAACGACACGGAAGCCGGCCAGCTTGCCAAACGCCTTGTGAAACACAAAGACGTAACTCAGTTCTCCATTTATGCCAACCGACTCAAAGAAGAGGGCAAGAACGTAGTTCATGGGATGATTCGAGAAGTCAGTCTTGTTCTTGCTGGAGCGAATCCCGGAGCATTCATCGATTCCGTGATCGCGCATAATGCGGATGGAACTGAGGTTGAAGACCCTGAGCAGGGGATCATCTGGATCGGTGAGGATGCTGCTGATCTGATCATTTCTCATGAGGACGACGGAAAAGACAGTGATGACAGTGATGAAACGATCGGAGATATTCTCAATACGCTTAGTGATAAGCAGAAGATCGCAGTCGGCGCCGTAATTGATGAATTGGTAAATAAGGATTCCAAAGATGACTCTGATGATGAAAAAGAAGAGTCCTCGGATGAATCCAAAGACGAAGATGAAGACAAAGATGAGGACAAAAAAGATGAAGACGATGAAAAATTAAAACATTCCGACGAAGAAAACGAGGAGGAAGAAGTCGTGAAGCACAATGTTTTTGATGATGAAACTCAGGAAGTTACGAAGAATGTTCTGAGCCATTCCGACGGTGTAAACATTATTAAGATGGCCAAAGATTTTGGCGGCGGTAGTCTTAAGGCTGCGATTGAAGCTTATGTTACCGCAAACGGTAAGAGCCTCAGCCATGCGGATGGCGATGATGAAGAAGCCACTGATCTCGGTTTCGATAATATCTCTACTCTGTTCCCTGAGTATAAGGATGTAAGGCCCGGTGCCCCTGAAATGCTGACCACCGATCAGGGCTGGATTAGCACTGTAATGAAGAAGGTCCACAAGAGCCCCATCAGTCGTATTCGTACTCGACAGACCGATGCTCGTGACATTTCTGAACGCAGGGCGAAGGGTTATAAGAAGCAGACTCAGAAGGGCTTTATTGGTAATTTGAAGCTGCTCGGCAGAACCACTGACCCCACGACCATTTATGTGAAGTCCAAACTTGATCGAGATGATGTTATTGACATCACCGATTTCGATGTTGTGCAGTATTTGTACAACTCTGATCGCATGAACCTCAACGAGGAAATCGCGACCGCTATTATGCTGGGTGATGGCCGTGAAGAAGGTACCGAGGGCAAGATCGATGAGACGAAGATTCGTCCTATCTGGACCGACGATGAACTGTACACCATTCATGTAGATGTCGACATCGCCAAGATGCGCGCTGAGCTTCAGGGCACGAATACCAGGGCTAACTTCGGCGAGAACTACATCTATGCCGAGGCGATTATTCAGTCTCTGCTGTATGCACGTGAGAACTACAAGGGCTCTGGCAGCCCCGATTTCTTCTGCACGCCGCACCTGGTTAATGTTATGCTGCTTGCCAGAGACCTGAATGGTCGTCGCATCTATGACAATGTAAACGAACTCAAGGCCGCGCTCAATGTGAACTCCATTGTTACCGCTGAGCAGTTCGTTAATCGCACCCGCAAGGTGACCGTTAATAGCGTTGAGCATACCAAGGAGTTGCTCGGTCTGATGATCAATCTGAGTGACTACAGCCTCGGTTCTACTAAGGGTGGGGAGATCACGCATTTCACCGATTTCGACCTGAACTTCAACCAGCATATCAGTCTTCTGGAAACTCGCCTTTCCGGCGCTAATACCCGTCCTCTCTCTGCCATTGCGCTCGAGATGGATGTGACTGAGTCTTCTGATGACGAAGGCGGAGACGATAATCACGACTAAACGAACTCTTAATCAATAAGGAGCGGTCAAAATGGCAAAGTTTTATGGTGAAATAGGATTTGCTGTGACAGTAGAGACACCAAAAGGCAGTGGCATATGGAAAGAGACGTTCACAAAAAAGAATTATAGAGGCGATATTATACGCTACGCTCGAAAGCTTATTTCAAATGAGAACGTTAATGACAGTGTCATTGTTGACAACATTATCAGCATTGTTGCCGATCCGTTCGCCAATGAACATTTCTTTGCCATTCGATATGCACGATGGCAAGGGGTGCGTTGGAAGGTGTCTCACGTGGACGTGCAATATCCACGGCTGAATCTTACGCTCGGGGAGGTATACAATGGGCCAGAGGATTGATCTCCACAATGTGTTATGCGCTCTTGACACATCTATTCCGGTCTATTATCAACCCCCTGAGGGAATGAAACTGACGTACCCCTGCATCGTTTATAACCTGTCCGATAAATCCACAAGGTATGCAAATAATAGACCTTATGGATGGAAGAATCTGTACGATCTTACTTATATTTCAAGATCGCCAGATGATGAAATACTTGATCAGATCGGCTTGCTCGAGGGCTGCAGATTTGATCGGCATTTCATCAATGACAACTTACATCACTATGTCTACACAATACACTTTTAGGAGGAAATTATTATGGCTGATGAGAACAGCAAGGCTCTTGTTTGGGATAAAACCGGTACTCGTTGGTATGAAACCGGTACCGATCAGGGTGTCCTTTATCCGATGACTGACAATGGCGGTTATGGTGAGGGCGTCGCTTGGAACGGCCTTACTGCCGTAAATGAAGCTCCAGAAGGCGCTGAAGCGACTGATCTGTGGGCAGATAATATTAAATATGCGTCACTCCGTTCCGCTGAGACCTTCAAGTACACCATTGAGGCATACACCTATCCTGAGGAGTTCATGGAGTGCGATGGTTCTGTCGAAATCGTACAGGGCGCGTATATCGGTCAGCAGCCGAGGAGAGGTTTCGGCTTCTGCTACAGGTCCAAGCTCGGCAACGACACCGCCACCGAGTCTGATGACGGCTACAAGCTGCATCTGATCTACAATTCTACTGCATCTCCCTCTGAGAAGGACTACGCGACGGTAAATGATAGTCCCGACGCGATCACCTTCAGTTGGGAATGCGAGACTACGCCTGTGAACGTTACCGGTCATAAGCCCACCAGCGAAATTACGATCGACAGTCGTTATGTCGATGCTACGAAGCTCAAGGCTCTTGAGGCAATTCTGTATGGTTCCGGCAACACCGATCCGAGACTTCCTCTTCCTGATGAAGTCGTCACGCTTCTTACCCCGAGTACCTGATTGAATTTACCTGATTG